ACTTGGCCTACGTAAAAATATACGGAGTCCCAGATTACTATTTAGGGGGTGGGGGTGGAGCTAGGGCCACCTTTAACCGCGTGTCGCGGTTTGTGGTTTTAGGTATGCCAGGCACCCTCCAGGCTGCAGCTGCTAGGGTGCCTGGAGGGTGTAAAACGCATATTGCGACATTGCCTGTCTAACTGTTTTTTTAGGTTTTTTAATGGAGGGTGGAGCTAGGAGCTGGGAGCTAGGAGCTGGGGACAATGCCCCAGCTCTATGATTAATTATGATTGGTTTGGGATTAAATGGGAAATAGTATCAGATAATTTAATTAACCCATTTTCCTTTTTTTCTTTAAGAGCTTTTTGAATATGACTAGTGATATAACTTTCAAAAGTATGTCCGTTAAAATTATCACCGTGATCATAACAAAATCTTTTAACTTCAACTTTGATAAAAGATTTTAAATCTTGCACAGTTGCAAATTCAATAGTTGAAATTTCAACTAATAAATCAGCTAAAAATACAAAATGTTTTCTAGTTAATGACATTGCGAATATTCTCCTTTCTGACTGTGATTATATACTAAATCGCGGTAAAAATAAAATGTATTAAAATGAATAGGAGGTGCTAAAGCCTGATTGTTTTAGCAAAGCGTAATTTAGTTGAAGTATCGCCTTTACGCCTACCAGCTCTTGTTGCCCAGCCTTTAGAGTTCTTGGAGTGTTTTGTAATATGGTCTATTTCAAATCCAGCATATTCTAAATATTTACCATTTTGATTTTCATGTAAGTAAGTAATAAATTTACTTACTTCATATTCTTCTTGAAACATTTTTAAACACTCCCTGACAAACTTACTAGGATATTTTTTTTGTTTATTAGTTTTCATTTCAAAATAATCAGGGAAACAAATCCTAGTTAATTCATAAATGTTTTGATGATTGAGCTTTGAAGAGCTGGGAACATTGATACTCAGGATACCTAAAAACTTTCCTTTGGTATAAACAGTCCAATCACCACGATCATTTAAAAATATTCCCAAGTATCCTGAATACTTATCATTGAGCTTTATAGCCTGAGCTGGATCGTCGAATAATAAATCCATGTGTCCTAAAAACTCCCAATCATTTCCCTCAAGGGCTACATAATTTCTCATTGCCATAGCTGGTGCTTTATTAGTTCGGTGATAAAAGTTATAAAAAACCTTAGCTAGATCAAATCTTATTTCTTGAATTTTCACGCTTAATTTATACATGATCATGGCTCAGGGATCAAGGCTCAGGGCGTACGTTTCAGGGCTCAGGCGTCAAGGGGCTTCGACCATATATCAGGATTTAATAAAAGATAAAAAAGTAAGATTATTCAGTAAGTTTTATTATTAAATGGGAATAGTTAAATTTTGTTTAATATTGTTATAAGCTTGATTAATCACATTAGAAGCTTTTTAGATAGCTCTATATGGCTCTTAAAATGGATTTTTTTATGGGATATTTTGAGAATTTAGCCCTGAAGCATGGCGTCGAAGCTTCAGGGCTGGTTGATTAAAAGATTAAGCGACTAAGCTTAACCCAACTTCAAGAGCCTTTTCAGTAATAGTAGTATCAGACAAAAGAACTTCTTTAGTTCTCATTTCAATAGCCTTATCACTACTACCGCCTTTAAGGTGGCTCTCATTATAACTAACGGCATTAAAAGCTTTTAACAAGTTATCAGTTTTTACAGATTGTAAATCATTACCTGTATTTTTTAACTTGTGTATTTTCCCATTAGCTTCATAGATATCATGAAAAGCGTTAAAGCTTCTTTTTACATTAGCATTAACTTTGAAATCCTGACTATCAGAATTAAACTTTTTGTATGAAAAGTTTTTATCTTTTAATAGCTCAGGCTGGTAAACCATAAGACAATATTTAATCAAATCATTTTCTTTGATTTTTTGACTTGCCAATTTTTCAAGCTTTTCTTGATAGGTTGTCATTTGAGATGTTGCTATACCGTGATCTTCTTTAAACTGTTGTTCTAAATCATTGGTAAAATCAACTCTATGAGATATTAAGCCGTCAACGCTAGCTCCTGATCTTAAAGAAGCACTAAGAGTGTTATTGCAAACAACTCTAATATTTGACGATCTAATTCTAGCCTTATCACGCCCTGAGTGATAATTAGCAAAATAAATATATTGCTCTATCTTATCACCACCAGCCAATTCAAAAGTATTATTTGTCTTAGCCATTAGCAAAACAATTCGACCGCCGAATAAACTTATTGCGGTTTCCATTGTTGCCATGCCTGAGTCAATATACTCTTTAAAAAAATTAGCCTGACGTGAATTTTGGATAATGTTATATTGATCAGTCACCCATTGAGTGCCTACAATTTGCTCAGGAATTTTTGTTCCGTCAATTCTCTCATGAGCTTCTCTCACTAGTGAAAAATATTTATCACTAGACATGATAACATTATCTTGATTAGTCCATTGGACTGGTTTCATTTGAACTTTCCAATCCAAGTCAGCGTGTAATAAAATCTGATCAGGTGTTAGATCAGAGTCTACTTTTCGTCCTAAACCATGCCAAGGAACATCATTAGCCCAAGCCATAGTTTCTACTTCATGTGCCATATTATTTCTCATTTCTGACGCCATAGTAATTTTATACATTATTTGAACGTGAATAAAAGTATTTTATATAAAAAAAGTTAGGATAATTTAGTTGAAAAAATCTCAAATATATCCATACAAATAGTATGAAACAAAAATCATATTACTACTTCGTATTATCTACGACCGCTGATAGCGACAATTACAACTGCAATTATTGCCACGCTGAAAATTTTCTATTGTTGACAAATAAAAAACTGAGTTCAAGTCCAAATGATGAAGAAATCTACGGCGAGATAATTGAAGAAGCATGGGATACTTTATACACAAATTATGAAGTTAAAAGTTTAACAAAGCATGAGTTTGAATGTATGAGTAGAATTTTTAAAGTTATGGTAAACGAGCTGGGGCAATAAAAAAAGGCGGTGATGATACCGCCTTTTTTTGACTGTGAGAATAATATTAGCTTAATTGTTGTTGGCTTTCATTGACGGCGACAAAAACATCAGCACTTTTAGATTTTCTGCTGGACGCCATATCTTTTAGCTTCTGCAATCTGTCCTCTGATATGACCGCGAGATTAGTCGATAAGTTATCTTCGCCGACTAAAATACTATCTTCGACATCAGTCCAATACATTTGAACTTCATCTAGGTATTTTGCCTGATCAATAACTGTTGCCATAGTGTCCTGACTATCTTTACACCATGAGTAATAGTCTTTATGAGCTTGTAGAACATCTTTTTTTGACTGCTCATAGTTCATTAAGATTTGCCATTGCCAATCCTGAACTCCATAAGCGCGAGTATGACAACCGCCTGTATTAACGACCTCTAATCCAAATGGATTTTTCAAATCATTACCACCATAATAACTACCATGACGAAATTGATTAAAATTATCTCTCAACCAACTTTCATTTTTACTGCGGTCAGTATTTATCGTTGGGTTATTCGTTCCGCCCTGACGATTATACTCCGTTTCAACGAAAGGGTTTAATTTATTCGCCATGAGTTTATCATGATTTAACGCACATGATAGATCATGACCTAAATCAAAATTAATCCTCACCTCATCACCAGCGTCAGATTGAATATTTTTCATGGTGAAGCAATTATCATTCATGGTAAAATTTCTATGACCATAACCACTATTGCGATCACCATTATTATATTTTCTCAGGACATCAAGATCAGCTTTGGGATATCTTTTCTCAACCTCAGCTTCTATGACCTTATGAGCGTCTTGTTGCGCTGAATAAAATCTTGTACCCGCGCTGAGTAAATTATCTTTTAATTCACTCGGCGTTTGATTTACTACGCGCCAATGCTCTTTTTTCAACGCCACTCTTTTAGAGTTGTTAAGTCTTAGTCGATTATCTGTCATTGTTTGTACCTCCGTTCAGATAATGTAAATCAGGAATACTATTAATCTCTTGATTTCTAGCTTCCATGAAAGTATAGAGGCAATCTAATTTACAAAACATTCCGACCGCCCCCTCGTTAGGTGGTATTCGCCACTCAACTTTTTTTTCACTCTGATTGTATTCAGGGTTATATTCGCTGGGAATAGATTTGATTACATTATCTTTTGCAACCTTACCTGATCTCTTGAAAACGTAATTACCTTCAGTCCAAGATTTTTTTCCGCCATAGCTATACTGACCAACAGAGTTTCCGCAAGTTTTACAATATCTAGTCATTTGATATTCCTTTCTTATTAATAATAAAATGTAAATTATTAGGATAAGAAGTCAACAATAAAAAAAGGGGTGAGAACAAAAAAACTCACCCCTTTTCTCGCGGTCATAATATTTGCGAAGATAGAAAGGTTGACCGCAAACTTTTAAATATTACTCGTAATCTTCCATAGGTCTTTTAGCTACTTCCATTGTAGCGGTATCAGTACGAATAATATAATGACCATTATCACTATTATCGCCGTCATTTTTATCAACCCCCATGTAAATACTATGACTTAAAGTGTCATCATCATAGATGACTTCTTTAGGTCTAAAATCTTTTTTATCTTCATCAACATAAATTATTTCTTTAATCTCACGATCAAGTTTTTCTCTGCCCATATAAGATAAAAACTGAGCTAACATTGTTCTCGCTTCCAATCTATTTTTGAAGAAATCATTTTTTTCTTTTTCCTCAGTTTTTTGTTTAAAAGCTTTTAACCATGCTAGAGCGTGTTCAGGAAAATCCGTTCCGCCCCAATGATGAAATAGTGCTGGAGATTCCTCGCCGTCGCTATCTTTAAATGATATGCTTACTCTATCACCCATATTTTATTCCTTTCTTTTTTGACGCTGAGGAACTTTGCACATACTCCACTTGCAACAAAGATTAAGTGATGTCCCTTTTATCATTTAAGATAATGTGGATAGGGCTACACATACCTCAGCTAATCTTAATATAATCATTTCCCATAAAATTGCAAGTAGTTGATAAAAATAATTTGACAATAAAATTTAGTCCTATAAATTTGAGACAATTATATAAGGAGTGAATTATGAACAAATTAAAAGAATATCAATTTATTGTTCCGTGTTCGTTTTATTATCAAATAGAGGCAAACACAGAAGAAGAAGCAAGACAAATATTACTAGATAAAGGTGGAATAGATATTGACGGTGAATTATTATTTGATGATGACGCATACAGAAAAGCCGATTGTATAGGAGTAATGAATGATGAGTAAATTCAAAGATTGGGTAATAGACGAGCAAGAGAAAGAAGATATACTTGATACAATATCAGATGAGTTGTCAGGCATGAATGTTGATACTTTTTCAAACCTAGTTGATGAGCATGACTTAGGGATTGAAATGCTTGACGATATATTTTATCAACTGCGAGATAAACTTTATGAGGAAAGGAGTAAAAAATAATGAGTAATTTAAAAAATATAGAAGATATTACTGAAGATGTGACTTGGTTAAATTTTAAGGGGTATGACATAAGATTGGAAATGTCAGACTATGATAATGGTAATTTGACTATTTGTGTCACTCCTGAGGGCTATGATGACTATACACATAAATTCACGGTGGTTGAAAAAGATGAACAGTAGGATAGAGGACATTATACAGGACATACGAGATTTAAGAGATGACGATTCTCATGTGTGTCCTGCTAATCAAGGAGATGATCAATTAGAATGTACTTGTATTAAGTATGATCGTGTTATTGATAAGTTAGAAGATTTATATAAGATGATGATAGCCCAAGGCTTCATAAACTAATGAAAAGCAAATATTCTTACGATCAAGTTTTACCTGATTACATCATAAATAATGAAGACGGTGAGAAGAGATCAAAAAGAAAATGTTTTCATTGTGGTAAAGAAACATTGATGACAAAGTTTCAGAGGTGGTGTTCAGCTCATTGTAAGTATATGGCTACTCAGGATTGTGACGGTCAAGCACAAGAAGATTTTAAGGTTAGGAAATAATGTTTCTTTTAATTTTTTGGGAGATAATATTATTGATATTATTTATTGTGATTCTTCTGCTTCTTCGATAACTTTTATTTCCATACCAATAGACTCACCATTAACAACATTGTGATCTCTAATCTCTTTTAGCTTGGCTTCTAGCTCAGGTCTAGTCATGTTGTCGAGAGAAGCAGTCACTACTTCTTTGCGATCAACATAAAAACCAGCTAACTGACCACGACGAAACTCAGCTTGAACGGCTGGCCCTAATTGACCGTTAGATACAGCTTGTTCTCTTAGTCTTGACAGCTCACGCTGGTGGCTGACAAAAGTAATTTTACTAGCTTCTGCATATTCTCGCTGTAACTCCTCAATGGCTTTAACAACATTAGGGAAGTATTTAGGGTTTCTTAAATTACAAGCTTGAGATACTGCTGAACGTTCAGAATATCCAGCTTGTCTAGCACATTCAGTGGCAGTCAAGCGACCATTCTCTTTTACAAATATCTCAACAAATCTTTTTTGTTTAGGTGATAGTTCACCATTTTTAATTCTAGGCATTTTTTTACTTTAATACACTTTTTCAATTCTGTATAGATTTTTTTAATTCAATATTATAATTAATAATACTACTTTCAGTTCAAAAAAGACATATAGAGTAGGTTACCTGTGGTTACCTGTGGTTACCTCTATGATGTAACCATACTATTGTTGATTTATAAGGGTTTTTGACTCAGGTTACGTGGTTACCTCTATTTTGTGGTATTTACAAAAACATAAATCACTTTCAGTTTAAAATATCTATAGGAAACACTTTTCCCATATCCCAAACCCTATAGTATTGGGAAATGGGAAATAAAAACTCATTATTGACAAACTAATCCTAAATAGTTATACATAAATAGGGCTAATGACAATTCCTCCTTTCTATAACAACGATCTTATTCTTCTAGGTCATTTTCATTTGAGCATTAGCCCCCTTTCATGATAGAAATATCTTATGAAAAAGAAGGTAGAAGTAGAAACAATCTTCCCCATGGTCCTTGTTTCGTGGTACGACGCCAAAGACGGAGAATCAGGGTGGAAGAGTTTAGAGGAAATTAAAAAAGAAAAACTAGCACTATGTCATTCAATGGGGTGGCTAGTATTTAAAAACAAAGAAAAAATGATCATTATGGCAGATTATTCAGAGTTTGATGAAGAAAAAGACGGCGGGCGACACATTGTAATTCCGTCAGGCTGGGTAAAGTCCATAGCATTTTTAGACATAAACAGAATGGAGAGAAACTAATGGCTGATAAAAACAAATATACAAATATGTCGTGGTTTAAAAGAGCTACAGATAAAGGCACTCCAACAACAGAAGCAAACGAAACAATTAAAACTTCGTCATTCGAGCAAGACGGTAAGATATATTTAGTTCCAACTATAAGAATGATTGACGGTAAATTAACAAAGGTTGATAATCCTTTACAATACGCACTTGATAAAGGTGATTTTTTAACAGGATTTAAAGACGAACAAGAGGCAACAGAATTTTCTAAAATGATAAGCAACGTTGTTGATATGAAAAGAAATGAAAACAAAAGGATAGAATAAAATGGATATGCAAAGACTATTAAAATCAGTACGTGACCATGAAGGTTACCGCAACAAAGTGTACCTCGACACACTAGGAAAGAGAACTGTGGGCGTGGGCCACCTCTGCGTCGAAGATTTTTGGGAAGACGATAAAGAATACGACGAAGAGTTTTTAATGGAAATATTAGAAAAAGATTTAGAGAACGCGATATCAGGAGCAGAAGAATTACTAGGTGAGTACACGGTCCATGATCAGTGCAAAGAGATCTTAGTAGAAATGGTATTTCAGCTTGGAAAAACTGGCGTCAGTAAGTTCCGCAACATGTGGTCAGCGTTAAAAGATCATAAGACTCCTCAATATAAAACCGCCGCGGCCGAAATGCTCGATTCGCGTTGGGCCAAGCAGACCCCCAATCGTGCAAAAAAAATGTCAGAGCTTATGGCAAGCCTGGCGTAGTGGACGACGATTTAATTAAATGGGACGGCTTTGACGATGCTATTATCGGCGTGGGTTCGCGTTGTGGTATGCAAGACATATTAGTTTACAGTAAAAAAAAGATGACTTACATCTTGAGAGATCGAGATGATATGGACGTAGAAGAGGCCATAGAATACCTCGATTTTAACGTTTTAGGGGCCTATGTGGGCGAAAGAACACCTATCGTGGTAGAAGACTTCATCTAATGGAAGAAGAGGACACAGAAGTATGCCCTATCTGCGAATTTGACA